ATCGCCATGACACGGAAATACGCTGACAGCCCTGCGGCTATTGCTGATATGATGATTTTTGCTGTGTTTTCTTTCATTACTGTTCCTCGCTTTCGTATGTTTGTCCCGTGATTGTTGTATACTCCTCAGCCGTGATCCACTTGCCGACGGCGGTGTGCACCATAGCAACCGACCACAAACGGCTGTCATAGTATCTCTTGACCTTTGCGTAGTTTTTACTCATCGCCGCTCACCTCCAACTCAACACCGTTCAACATAGCCAGAAAATCAACATTTGCCTTTATCCTGTCTATCTCGGTGACCTTTGGTTTGTTGAAATTATCTTCCGTCAGCCCCATGCTCTCAACCATAGATTTTTCTAACTTCGTCATGTTGTACCTCCTACTTCACTCAGCTTCACGATATACTCTTCTTCTGATGGCACTGGTATATGGTAATTATCGTTGCTGTTTTTGAAAATCACTGAACCGCCTGCTTCGACCTCGATATTTCGCAGGAAGTCATCTGGTATCAGGGTTGATATATCGGTGACGATTGGGGTATCTAACGCTTTGATTGCCGTTCCGTCAATAGTGTTGTTCTGTGTATAGGTCTTAGCCTCATAGTCTGTCACATTCCCCTCAATGCCGTAGCCAGACAGTGCCTTTATGGTTTCGGGGATTGGATACTCGTTGCGGTGGAAGGGGGCGTAGGCTGTGGCGGTTGGGGATTTTTCAATTTGAATATCGCACAAATCAAAAAATGATTTTCTATCAGTGCTTGTAGACTCTCCACTAAATACAGATAAAATAATGTATCCGTGTTTAACCGAGATAATTCCAGTTTTATCGACATTGTAACCATAGCCAGTTAAGTGTTCTATAATCAGTCCTGTTATATTATTATCAGTGCGGATTTCAGAATCAAACACATACACTGATTTGCTCATGCCCGAAACATACCCAGATTTGTGTTTTGTTGATATTATATAGTCACCATTTTCACACGGAATTTTCAAACCCTTGTACCTACCATTATAATACATCGGAATTGTATAGGCATCGCTATTTTCTTTGCCACTTTTGTCAAACAAATTCTTTCCCTGCTCGACAATTTCTGTCGTACCAGCACTGATAATCTCCCCGTCAATGGCCTCAGAATGACCGCCTATTGACTTCACCGACATCAGCTTCGCCCCTGTCGGAACTGTCTTGGTATATGCCGTATCTGTATCTGTTTCAAATTTATGCGTCACACCCTGACCTATGTCAAACAGTGCGTTTACACGTCTTTGCAACTCCTTGTCGGTCAGCTTTACCGCAGAAATGTCTGCCGTGTTCTCTGCGATTTTCCCGACCGCTGTTACATAGTCGTCTGGCAGGCTATCAGCTATGGATTGTGCTGTCTGCGCAGCGGTTTCAGCGGTTTTGCGGTCCTCTGCGACCTGTGCGGCATGGTCTGCCACTGTCGCCTTGTCAGCCGTGACCTGTTCTGCCAACGTCTGCACCGCCTGTCTGTCTGCCGTAGTGCTGTCAGCCGCCGTCTTTGCAGTTTTAGCGTAGCCTGCCGTTATTGTCTTGTCAGCTTCGGTTTGCTGTGCTGCCGTTGATGCTTGTGCTGCGGATACCTTGGCATCATTCTGAGATTTGACCGCCTGCTGACGTGCGTTTTCTGCACCCTGCCTTGCGGTTTCTGACTGTGCTGCGGACGTTTCAGCCGCTGTCTTTGCGGTTTCAGCACGGCTTGCCGCCTGTTCTGCGGTGTCGGCTGATACTCCTGCGTTTGTGGCAGATTTTTCTGCGTTTTCAGCCGCTGTTGTCGCCGTTTCTGCAGCAGTGACGGCGGTCTGCATATCTGCGTGTACCTGCCTGCCTATGGCGTCTATGCGGTCTAGTGCATCCATAGACACATCGGGCGATGGTACTGCATTATCGTCTATAGCCGCCCCTATTCGCAGTCGGAAAATTCGTGATTTCTTCACCAGCACATATTCATCACCTGACAGCTTCTTCGCCGCTATCTGACAGCTGACTGTCTGCGCTGACCGCAGTATGTCAGCCGTAGGTGTCCACTGTCCGCCTGTGATATCGACCTCGTAGACAGTACCGTCGCCGTAGTCTATCGTTAGCACATAGCGGTCTGCGCCGTCTACTGTCAGCCCTTCGACCGACACGGGTCTTGCATTTGTTTCACCGACATAACCCAGTAGGGCTGTGCTTAGGGCTACGTCGTAGTCTGTGTTTAGTGTTATTGTCATTTAATCACCCCTCTTTACTCTATTGCAATGTAATCAACATAGTATGTTCCTGTCGGCACGTTTTCCACTGTTGACCCGTTATTAGATCCCATGCAGACGTTCAGATAGTACGACTTTCCCGACCCATTAACGTGAGTACAGAACGTCTTGTATGGTGTTGGTGTGTCTGTCTGCCGTAGCGTTGCTATAACCTGCTTAGGCGCAAAGGTCAGTTCAAGCGGTATCCGCATAAGCGCATTTGCTTTCGTCATCTTGTATTCCACAGTACCATAGTGTATCTTGCCGGCTCGGCTCAGTATCTCATCGATTTCCTCACCTGCGTGTTGCATCGGATAATCGTTTTCGGTGATATCCTGCGCCAATGTCACATTTTCATCAGCCATTATCTCGCCCCCTTAAAGCTGTTCTTCAACGCTCAGACCTACCGCAGAAATGTCTGCTGAAAGTCCGCCGTCAAAGGTAAATCCTAAATTCGTTATTGGTATGTCATAGCTGTCTGCGCCGTTGGTGTAGGTCACCACGTCACCTATGTCGAAACGTGGGTCACCAAGTCTGTGGTATAGCTCAGTGGTGTACCACGAAAAACCTCCTATCCTGCGCCACAGAGATTGCAAAAGTGATTCGGTCATGTATGGATTTTCAAATTCCAGCACACGCCCTCGTGTTGTATCTGTCACACCAAGCGACAGCGTTACATCATCACTCACTTTGCAGATAATGCCCACGATAGCGTTCTGCCTTTCAGACAGTGTTGGCAGGTCTATTGTGTTGTTATCCAATGTTTTCACAGACTTGCCATACCACTTTCGGACGTACTTTCCGTACCTGTCAACATAACCAAACTGACCTTGTGCAGAGGAAAGATAAGACAACATTTGGCGCATGGTCACGTCCTTTGGCACTGAGCTGACCTTGAAATAGAAATACTTTGAGTACAGCACCTTGCCGTTCTTATCTATCAGCCTTCTGCCGTTCTTGTCACGCAGTAGTCGCACCTCTGTGTAGTCATTGCCGTTCTGCAATCCTAATTGTCTGCAAATGTCGTCCTCGACTGCTTTATTCCAGTTTGGCATAGGTATGTGAGGTACATATGACTTATCCGAAAAGTACAGCCTGTCCGCCATTGTCAGCTGGACACTGCCGCCCGATTTCTTTGATTTTACGCAGGTGAAACGTCCCATTGGTATCTTTTCGTCTGAAAGTATGCCGCTAGTTTCGTAGTCTACGAGATATAGATATGTGTCATACTCTTTGCCGAGAAACGCTGTTTCAGTGGCACTTATGGTCATGTTCCACGATTGCGAACACACGGCACCCAGCTCGATGTCGTCGGAAAGGCTTGTTGCCTGCATGGAGCTATCAGCTGACATAATGCTGTCACCTGATATAACGCCCTCTGCATTCTCTATCCACAGTCGCCAAGTACGGCAATAGCTCTCAATACGCTGTGCCACAAGCTCCCCTGTTTTGTACATTCAAACGCCCCCTTACTGCATTATCAAGTCCACCGCAACGCCTTTGCAGAACTGTTTATTCTCGTCCCAGCCAAAAACCTCATAAGTTGGGTCGCCTGCGTAAACGTCAAAGGTGCTTTCCTGAAATGTCTCATCAAGGAGCGTGATACTGAAAAACGGACTGTCAACGTTGGAGATATACTCATTGAGCTTTGCCGTCTCCTCGCCTGTGAGATGATACCATTTCAGCGTGACAGTTTTCTTTATGGCTCTTATATCGCCCACCATTTTGCAGTTAGCCGTCCGCCCTGCATTGTTCGACCATATCTTGTTGTTTGTAAAGCTCACTTCCGCAGGTGTGGCGACCCTTTCGCTGCCGAATATAAGTCCTCTGCTTTTCATTTTCTGCACCTCCTATGCCCTTATGGGCGACCTGCCGTTGCGCTTGATATAGTCGTTGATATCATCAATAACTATCTGTGTGATAGTCCTGCCGTTGAGAGTCAGCGGTATGGTAACACTTATCTTCTGGTTGCCCCCCGCTCCGCCGTATGACACAAGAGCCTGCAAAACAGCCTGTGTGATAGTATCCAGCGGTGCCTCGATATTCGTGCCACGCTTCTGATCGCCCAGAACTGCAAGAAACTCAGAGTTCGGCGGTATCACTGCACCTTGGGCAAGTTTGGGTATTTCGGGGATATCAATTTGGCTTAGATCAAAGCCAAATGTCTGACCGCCAAGATCACCGGGAAGCCAATCAGGCGTCGTGAAGCTCAGCTCGTTTATGCCGTCGATTATCCAATTCAAAGCGTCCTCAACTGCACCTGTCAGACCATTTATAAGCCCGATTATCAAATTAATAGGTGTTTTTGCTATGTCAACAAGTGCGTCCCATACGCCTTTGAAGATCTTCTTTACACCCTGCCAAGCTTTTTTCCAATCACCGGTGAACACTCCCGCTATGAACAACACAACGCCTTTAAGTGCTGAAATGATGTTCTTCACGGCGTCAATTATATTGCTTATGACATTGCCCACTGTCTTTATTATCTTACCAAGCACACTGCTGACTATCGGTCCGAGTATGCTCACAAGCCAGTTCACAACGGGTGCTATGGCTTTGTTGTAAATGCTCAGAACGCTTGTGATAAGTGTTCCAACAAAGTCGAGAAACTCATCAAGCAGAGGTTTCAAGTGCTCCGTCCAAACGCTGTCAGCCACGTCCATGAGCTTGTCAAACACAGGTTTCAAGACTGTTTCCCACAGGTTGAGGAATACGTTCTTTGTGGTGGTTATACCCTCGTTTATGCCGTCAAATATAGGCTGTCCCCACTCGTTCCAAAAGTCTGAAATGCTCTGCCAAGTATCGCACCACAGTGTTTTCAAGGCGTTCAACAC